CAAACAAATGATTTATATTTTAATTTGGCAACATTTCTGCAATTGTTGCATTTTTAATGCAACAAAAGTGGTGATTTTCGGGGATAAGTGAAAGGCTTTGACTTTTCAAAATTTATGTTAGGAGTTGGATATATGTACGAACAAATACCGCAGGAGCTTAAAGCCCTGCCAAACTGGATATGCTGGGACGCTGTGCCTGATGAAAAGAGAGGGAAGATAAAGAAAGTGCCGATAAACGCACTTACCGGCGGAGGGGCTATGTCAAATAACCCCTCTACTTGGTGCGATTTCGATACGGCGGTGAGAGCCTCAGAAAAACATTCGGGCATAGGATTTATGTTCGGCGGCTGTCCGTATTTCGGTGTTGACATTGACGGCAAAGAGGAGGAGCTTGAGGCATACCAAAGGGGAGAGAACGGCAACATCATATCTGAATTTATCTCCACCCTGCAAAGCTATACTGAGATATCTCAATCGGGCAAGGGCATACATATCATATGCAGAGGAACACTCCCAAAGCGTGGCAGACGTAAAGGCTCAGTTGAGATGTATGAGGACGGCAGATTTTTCGTTATGACAGGTAACTCCTGCTCAGAATATGAGGGCATCGCAGAGTGTTCCGACAGCATAAAGCCATTGCACGAAAAGTACATAGGAGGCGGTCACGAGCCTGTGGCAAAGGCTGTTCCTGCTGTCAGACTTGACACCGCAGACCAGATAATCAAAGCTGCGGCAGGAGCAAAGAACGGCGGAAAGTTCGTGTCGCTCTACAGCGGAAGAACCGCAGGATATGCTTCGCAGAGTGAGGCTGATATGGCGTTCTGCTCAATGCTTGCCTTCTGGACAGGCTGTGACGCAGAGAAGATGGATATGATATTCCGCTCCTCAGGGCTTATGCGTGAAAAGTGGGACAGGGCGCAAAGCGGTTCGACCTATGGCGCACTCACGATCCAGAAAGCCATTGCCGATTGCGACAAGACCTATTCGCCAAAGTTCGCAGGGGGATTTTCTCTTAACTTCAAGTCACCCTCTGAGCCGATTTCTGTGGGCGCTGTGGAGCAGGAAGAAACCAAGCCAAGACTTTATTCATTTGACGATACAGGCAACGCAGAACGCTTTGTTGACCTTTTTGGCGAGCAGGTGAGATACTGCTATACAGACAAACGCTGGCTTTGGTATGACGGCAGAAAGTGGTGTATCGATATGACAGGCACAGTTAAACGTCTTGCTGATAAGGCTGTGGCTTGTATGGCGGCAGAAGCAAAAGTGTACGCTCAGCTTGACGCAGACGAGGGAACGGATATGGCGAAAGCCTTTGAAAAGCATATGAAGTCCTGCCGTTCTAACAAATCAAAGAACGCAATGCTAAGCGAGGTCATGCACCACGTTCCTGTTCTGCCTGCTCAAATGGACAGATTTAAAACTGTTCTCAATACCCCGGGCGGAGTTATCGACCTGCGAAGCGGCGGCATATCTCCTCACGACCCTATGACATATCTGACGAAAATGACAGCCGTTGAGTATTCAGAGAATGCCGATTGTCCTCGCTGGCTTGCCTTTCTTGACGACATTTTCAGAGGGGATAAAGACCTTATCAGATACGTTCAGAAAGCTGTGGGATATTCCCTGACAGGCTCGACCACCGAGCAATGTGCGTTCTTCCTTTACGGAACAGGACGAAACGGCAAGTCAACTTTCATTGATATCATAAGGGATATTTTCGGAGACTATGCGGCAAATATCCAGCCTGAAACTATTATGGTGCGTTCAAATCAGAGCACCGCCATAAACAGCGATATTGCAAGGCTCAAAGGAGCAAGGCTCGTGACAAGCGTTGAGCCTAACGAGGGTGTGCGTATCAACGAGGGTCTGCTCAAACAGCTTACAGGCGATGATACTGTTACGGCAAGAAAGCTTTACGGCGACGAGTTCGAGTTCAAGCCTGAGTTCAAGCTTTGGATGGCGACAAACCATAAGCCTGTCATCAGAGGAACAGATACGGGCATTTGGCGAAGAATTCATATGATACCCTTCACTGTGCAGATACCCGAAGAAAAGATAGACCGCAGGCTGAAATATAAGCTGTCGGCGGAGCTTACGGGCATATTCCGCTGGGCAGTTGAGGGCTGTCTGCTGTGGCAGAAAGAGGGGCTTAAAATGCCTCGTGCCGTTCTTGAAGAAGTGAGGGAGTACCGTCGTGAAATGGACGTTATCTCTGCATTTGTTGAGGATAAGTGTACTGTGGGCAAGGGTCTGAGCGTTAAGTCAAGTCAGCTTTTTGCGGCGTATCTTAACTGGGCTGAGCAGAACAATGAATATCGTATGAGTTCAACAAAGTTCGGTATGGAGCTTGCAAAACGCTTTGAAAAAGTAAGAACAAGAGGCGGTATATACTTCAATGGACTGTCACTTGATAATGTGTAAGTAATTGTAAGTGTGTAGGGTTGTGAAGGGTTGAAGGGGTTTTCTAACCTTTCGTATTAGAAAATAAAAAAGAATATATATAAAGAAAGAATTCTTTAAAAAGGGTGCAAACCCTTCACAACCCTTCACAGAGGGGGGATAATCATTAAGATAGATTTCAAAAGGATGTCACAAGAAGAATTTGCACGGTATGAAGATATGGCGATAGACGGCAGACTCATTTATGACGAATATCCTGCTGAGGAATATAAGTATTTCTCACAGTTATCAAGACTTGGCTATAAGAACAGGCACGAGGGGTGGTCGAAAGAGATATGCGAGGACAAGCAGGCAGAAAACAAGCGGGAGTATCTTCACAGTAAAGAGCGAAACGGCAGGTTTTTCAGACAAGCCTGCATAATGCAGGAGAATATCCGCAGAGGGCAGACAACGGTCTGGAAGATAAACAAAACGCAGGACAGGGAAGAAAAGCTCACATACGCATTGCAGGCACTGGAACTGATACTCTGCGACGAGGGGCTTGCGAAACATAACGGAGTAAACATACCTGAATATGCAGGCTGTGAATACTGCAATGGAGTGACAGAGTGGAGCGAAAAGCTTGGTGCAGACGGCAAGGAAGTCCGCTTTGAATTCTGTCCTGTTTGCGGAAGAATGATCGAGGAGGGATAGAGGTTGACAGCAGAAGAATATTTGAACAAGCTGGTGGATATAGACAAGCGTATATCGGCGATAAGGCGTGCCATAGAAAAATGCTATGCAAGGGCTGAGAGTACATCGCCGCAAAGTTCCGATATACCGCCCAGCTTTACAGGCGGCACGTCAAGAAAGATAGAAGACAGCGTTGTAATGATAGCGGACTATAAGACGGAGCTTGAAAAGCTTTGCAAAAGTTACGAACAGATGTCATACAATGTATTGTGTATCACGGACAGTATGCCTGACAGCAGACTTGCGGCGTTGATAATCAACAAATACATAAACGGAATGTCATGGGAACGAACAGCTGAGGCTCTTGACCGTGAGGTGAATTACACTCGCAAGGTGCTTGGTCCAAATGCGATAAAAATGTTCAAGAAATTTTATCAGACACCCGAAAAAGCCCTTGTATCACCCCTGTCAAGAGAGTATAATGATAATATGCCATAACGGCAAAAGTTTCTTTGCGGACCTCCATAAAAAAGTCCGACGGGGCGAAAGCTCCGTATGCAGGTCGAGAGCGAGCCAGCTCAACATCTGCTCCAACATTTACTTAACTCCTTATAATATATTTGCGAGAGGCACTCCTATTGGGGGTGTCTTTTGCGTTGCCTAAAAAGTGCAAGTACAATATTTTTATAGTTTGTAGGCAGTTTATCGTTATTATTTTGTTAAAATTATACACAAACATTTTTTGTAAAGAAATTAAAAGTTTAGTCAGTTAACCAATTGAAAAAATGTTATAAATCGTGTATAATAACAACTAAAGAGGTGATGCCTATGTAATTATACAAAATATTCATTGTTAATAAACAGAAAGGGGGTTATTTAATGGATTCGTTAGCAAGATATAGCTATCCAGTTATCAATTGGGATGATGTGCGTGACTGCCCATTTGCTAAGGAAGAGTGGGTTACTCCATATGACGTTGATAATTCACTTTGCGATTTTAGGAAAGGAAGCTTTCCTCGTGCATATTGCGAGAATGTTTTGGCGTGGTGTTCTGCTAAGGGCGGTACTGATAACTGTGATATCCTTAATCGTTATTTGGAGGCTTAATATCATTTTTTGAACTGCTACAACAATGTGGCAGTTCTTTTTATATCCCAAAACAACAAAAAAACGAGGTGAGGTGAATGCCGAATGAACAGAATTTAATAGTTCCAAGCTCGAGTGAAGCTCGAAAAAATGGTGCAAAAGGCGGTAAAAAATCAGGCGAAGTCCGCAGGCGTAAAAAGACTATGAAGCAGGTAATGGACTTCCTGCTTGAACAGCCTGCCAATACCAGGGCGGACTATGAGTTTCTCGTGGAGCAGGGCATTGACCTTAACAGCCTTGACCCCGACTTCATAAATAATATGCTGCTTGTGAATGCGGCTCTTATGGCAAGGGCTAAGCAAGGGGACGTTGCGGCGGTGAAAGAGCTGCGTGACATTATCCGTGATGACGATATGCTCAAGCATAAGATAAAATACGATAACGCAAGGCTCAGGCTTGAAAAACAAAAGCTTGAGCCTGTTTCTATGCCTGATAAGGCGTACAGCGGTATCCCTGCGAGCCTTGTCGCTCCTACGTTCTCGCCTGTCCTGTTCGATATTGCAGAGCAGGAACATTCCGAGTATGTTTTCCCTGGCGGACGTGGTTCGACTAAATCCTCATTCTGCGGTCTGAACGTTATCGACCTGCTGATGAAGAACGAGAATATGCACGCCTGCGTCCTGCGTGCTGTGGCGAATACTCTTAAAGACAGCGTTTATTCTCAGATACTCTGGGCAATATCTGCACTTGGTCTTGATGATGAGTTTGCCTGCACAAAGTCGCCCCTTGAGATCACACGCATTTCAACAGGACAGAAAATATACTTTCGTGGTGCTGATGACCCGTACAAGATGAAGTCTATCAAGCCGCCTTTTGGCTATATCGGCATCGTGTGGTTTGAGGAGCTTGACCAGTTCGGCGGTGAAGAAGCTGTGCGAACGATAGAACAGTCTGTTATAAGAGGCGGCGAGAAAGCATATAAGTTCAAGTCTTTCAACCCTCCGAAGTCGGCTCAGAACTGGGCGAATAAGTACATCAAAGTGCCGAGAACGGACAGACTCGTTACCGAAAGCACTTATCTAACTGTGCCGAAAAAGTGGCTTGGCAAGCCTTTCCTTGATGACGCTGAATTTCTCAAAGAAACCAATCCCACTGCCTATGAGAACGAGTATATGGGCGTTGCAAACGGCACGGGCGGAAATGTTTTCGATAACGTCCTCATAAGAGAGATTACCGACGGCGAGATAGCACAGTTCGATAACATCTATAACGGCGTTGACTGGGGCTGGTATCCCGACCTTTACGCTTTTGTCAGAGTGCATTATGCCCCTGCTCAGCACACGCTGTTCATATGGCAGGAGTACACCTGCAACAAGACAAAGAACATTGATACCGCAAAGCATTTGCTGGAGCTTGGTATCACGGCAAACGATCTTATCACCTGCGACAGCGCAGAGAATAAGTCTGTTGAGGATTACAGAGCATATGGCTTGCTTGCAAGAGGTGCAGAGAAAGGTCCTAACAGCAGGGAGTATTCATATAAGTGGCTGCAATCTCTGCGAAGTATCGTTATAGATAACAAGCGTTGTCCTGTGGCTTGCGAGGAGTTCATCAACTGCGAGTATGACAGGGATAAAGAGGGCAACGTTATAAGCGGCTATCCCGACGGCAATGACCACGTTATCGACGCCGTTCGGTATGCAATGGAAAGAGTATGGAAAAGGCGGGGTCAGTAAGCTATGGGCATTATTTCAAAAATAAGGGAGTGGATAAGCAGAATGCTTTCAAAGTCAGATATAAAGGGCGTTTACGGCATTGATATCGCCGTGACGGACAGTATGATAAGAGCTATCGACAAGTGGGACAGAATGTATGCAGGTAATGCAGCACCCAAGGGAGTTCACTCTCTGCGGCTTGAACACGCTGTTGTGAGGGAGTTTGCAAACACGGCTATCAACGAAATGACCCTGAAAGTTTCCAACGATAAGCTTGATGCCATAATGAAAAACGCCCTTGAAAACCTCAACAAAAATCTGCAAAGAGGTCTTGCAACAGGAGCAATGATAATAAAGCCGCTGGGGGCTGATAAGGTGCAGTATGTTCCGCAGTCGCAATTTATTCCTGTGGAGTATGACGTGAACGGCAGGCTTATAAAGGTCATTTTCCCTGAGATAAAACGCATGGGCGATAATGATTACCGCATAAGGCTTGAATATCACGCTCTGGACTATGAAAAAGGACTGACTATCACAAACAGGGCTTTTCGCTCCAATGACGGCGTGTCTCTCGGGGCTGAGATGCCCCTCACAGCTGTTTCAGAGTGGGCGGAGCTTATTCCTAAGATAGCCTATCCCCTTATGCTGCGACCCTCTTTCGGCTATTATGTCAACCCTATCGACAATACAGTTGACGGTTCACATTCAGGCGTATCAGTGTTCGCAGGGGCGGAAGAAGTCATAAGAAAAGCTGATATCCAATTCGGCAGGCTCGATTGGGAGTTTGAATCAGGAGAGCGTGCCATAGACGTTGACGAGGCTGTGTTAAGACCTGTGACAGACCCGTTCACAGGTAAGAAGCGTGCAGAAATGCCTAAGCTCAATGAACGGCTTTTCAGAGGGGTAAACGTGGCGGCTGGCACGAGCGGTGACTTTTATCACGAGTTCTCACCGCAGTTAAGACAGGCTGATTTTATCGCAGGACTTGAAGAATACAAGCGTGAAATAGAGTTTGCTGTGGGGCTGTCCTATGGGGATATTTCAAACCCTCAGACAGTTGATAAGACGGCAACGGAGATAAAGTCCTCAAAGCAGAGAAAGTTCGATACTGTCACGGCAATACAGAATAACCTCCGTGTCTGCCTTGAAGACCTCTGCTATTCGCTGGCGTTCTATAATGGGCTTACTCAAAGCGGTTATGAGCTGTCTGTGAACTTTGAGGACAGTATCCTTGCAGATGATGAAACAAAGCGTGCAAGTGATCGTCAGGACGTTTCTATGGGCATTATGCCACTGTGGGAATACCGAATGAAATGGTATGGTGAGGACGAGGAAACGGCTAAGAAAATGACCTCCGACAGCACCGCAGAGGTGATAGAATAATGCTCAAAGCAAGCGAGATAGAGCGAACTTCAATGGTTCTTGATAAGCCCCTGCGTGACCTTGAAATGCAGATAATGGAGGACATCGTCCGCAGGATAAAGATAAACGGCGAGATAACACGTTCGGCAGATTGGCAGATATACAGGCTTCACGAGCTTGGAATGAGCAAGCGTGAGATAAAGAAAGCCATAGCCGATAACCTTGACCTCTCCAAAGCTGAGATAAAAGAGCTGTACAATGAAATCCTGCAAAAAGGCTATGAATGGGACGATAGCATATACAAGACCAAAGGCAAGGCACGGATACCCCTTGAAGAAAATGAGGGGCTGCAAAGGCTGCTGTCGGCTGTATCGGAGCAGACTTCGGGGGAGCTTAAAAACATATCTCAGTCACTTGGATTTGCAGTAAAACAGCCTGACGGCAAGTTGAAATTCACGCAGGCGGCAGACTTCTATCAACAGAGCCTTGACAACGCCATAATGGGCATAGCAAGCGGAGCGTTCGATTATAACACGGTCATAAAGAAAGTCATTTCGGATATGACGAACTCAGGTCTGCGTACTGTGGACTATGCCACAGGCTGGAGCAACAGGGCAGACGTAGCCGCAAGGCGTTCGGTGATGACAGGGCTTTCACAGCTGACCGCAAAAATGAATGAGGACAACGCCAAAGAGCTTGGCACAGACTATTTTGAAGTCACTTGGCACAGTGGGGCAAGACCTTCTCATCAAGAATGGCAGGGCAAGGTCTACAGCAAAAAAGAACTTGAAACTATCTGCGGTCTTGGTACTGTGACAGGTCTGTGCGGAGCGAATTGCTATCACGATTATTACCCTTTTATTCCCGGCATATCTGAGCGTTCCTATACAGATGAGGAGCTTGCACAGATGAATGCAGAGGAGAACAAGCCTGTTAAGTACGGTGATAAAGAGTACACAAAGTATGAAGCTTTACAGCGGCAAAGAAAGCTTGAAACTGCAATGAGAGCTCAGCGACAGAAGATACATCTTCTTGAAGAGGCGGGCGCAGATAAGGAGGATATCATCAACGCACGCTGCCGATATCGTGGCACTTCCCAAGAGTATACAAGGTTTTCAAAAGCAATGGGTCTGCCTCAGCAGAGAGAGCGTGTGAACGCCGACGGACTGGGGAATATCGGGGCGGGAAAAACCAAGATAGACTTGACGCAAAAAGATTATAGTGATATAATTGATATGAAAGGTAAGATGTCTGATATAGACGTGCGAAAGTGGTACAGACACCATAATAAAAATATTCCTCAGCTTATCGACAAAAGCAAGTCTATTGAAGAACAGGCAAGACAAGCTTGTGAACTGCGTAACAAATATCGCTTTCAGGCAAGAGAGTTAATGGAAGATCAAAAAGCTCGTAAAACCCTTGACCAGACCGAACCTATCATTTCTTTTGAAGACTTGGTATCAAATAAAATGGTACGAAAAAACATGAGCAGAGAAGAAGCTGTAGCAGACACTTTGAAGACCGCTGTAAAAACACGAAGATCAGTAGATAAAAGGTATGGATTGGATGATTAGCAATGAAAAAATATGAATACAATATTTGCACGGCTGCGGACAAAGAAATTTTTGAAAAGCAATGTGCGGCATTGGAAAAGCATATCCCAGGCATTGAACGGTCCGATATGCTGACAGATGTTGACGGCTCACAAACGCAGATATATGAATTAAACGGAAAGAAGATAATCGTACACAACAGTTATTATATTGACGCTGTGTACATTGATTCAGAAGTTGAACTTACAGAGTATTTCAAACGATAATTTTACCGCTTGACTAAGGTCGGGCGGTATTTTTATACCCAAATATCGGAACTAAGCACCTTAACGGGTGCTTTTTTCATTCCATTTCGTCCTTGATATGACGTTAAACTGTCAGACTTTCACACCGCAGACAGAGCGGTATATAAGCTATGTAGAAAGGACAAACATATGAAAAACATTTTTGAGATCCTTGCCGCTCTGGGTATCGTTATCCCTGAGGACAAGAAACAGGACATCACAAAACAGGTGGCAGAGAATTATAAGACTGTGGCTGAGTTTGAAAAGGTGAAAAGCCGCCTTGAGGTGGAGCGTGATAACTATAAGGACAGCCTCGATACCGCACAGAACTCTCTCAAAGAATTTGAGGGTGTGGACGTCAAGGAGCTTAACGGCAAAGTCGCACAGCTCACCGCTGACCTTGCTAAGAAAGATACCGAGTATCAGGCGAAGATATCTGATATGGAGTTTGACGCTACCCTTGATAACGCTATCTCAGCAAGCAAGGCAAGAAACGTCAAGGCTCTTAAAGCTTTGCTTGATGTGGAAACTCTCAAAGCTTCCAAAAATCAGGCTGAGGATATCAAGACGGCTATCGAGAACGTGAAGAAAGATAACGATTATCTTTTTGAAAGTTCCGAGCCTATCAAGAACCCGGTTGCTCCCACAGGCACGCCTGCCGCAGGTGAAGTGAGCAAGGAAACCTTTGCAAAGATGGGGTATATGCAGAGGCTGGAACTTAAACGAACAGACCCCGAAAAATACGAACAGTTGAAAGGATAGGATATTATGAAAATGACAAATGGCATTAGAATTTCTATGCAGTATTTCGCAGAGCAGACAAAGATCACCGACCTTATCGATCCTGAGGTGATGAGTGATATGATCGACGCAAAGATAGAGTCTAAGATAACTGTATCTCCCTTTGCGAAGATAGACAGAACGCTCGTTGGCGTGCCTGGCGATACTATCACAGTGCCGCAGTATAAGTATATCGGCGACGCAGTTGATGTTGCAGAGGGCGTTGAAGCCGAAACTGTCAAGCTTGAAACAGACTCCACTCAGGCTAAGGTGAAGAAAGCCATGAAAGCGGTGGAGATAACTGATGAAGCACTTCTCAGCGGCTATGGAAACCCTGCAGGTCAGGCGACTTCACAGCTTGCAATGTCTATCGCTTCTAAGGTGGACGCAGACAGCATGGACGCACTTATGAAAGCTCAGCTCATCTATGACGGCTCGGCTTCTGCTATCTCTTACAGCGGCATTGTTGACGCTGTTGACAAGTTCAATGAGGAGCTGAACACCGAAAAGGCTATGTTTATTAATCCTCATCAGAACTCACAGCTTAGAAAGGACCCAAACTTCATTTCAGCAGATAAGTATGACGGCAATGTGGTCATGACAGGCGAGATAGGCAAAATAGCGAACTGCCGTATCGTTCCGTCAAAGAAGGTTTCACTTAACGAGGCTATCCCAGAACAGTATGTGAGAGTTGACAGCGATGCAGAGGGTGCAAAGGAAGTTGTTGCGGACAGCACAGCTTCACCAACTGCTTCACAGATAAAGCTCGGCTCAGTAACGCCTTGTGCAGATGGCTACACTCCAAAGGTGGGTGACTATGTTGTAAAGAACGCCGCTGTTAAGGCGGGCACTTTCTACACATGCCCTATCATCAAGCTCAACGCTGATACTGAAACAGAGGACGAAACATCAGCTCTGACTATCTACCTCAAGCGTGACACCAACGTTGAAACAGAGAGAAGAAGCACAAAGCGCTGCACAGATATATCTGCTGACAAGCATTACACTGTGGCTATTTCAGACCAGTCAAAGGTAGTGCTTGCAAGATTCAAGAAGTAAAGAGGTGCGGCAGTATGAAAGCATATGCAAACGAGAGCTATTATATAGGCGTTTATCTTTGCGGCAGAGAGCCTGACATATCTGCCGCTTTTGACTTCTATGCAATGCAAGCCACAAGCCTTATGAAGCAATATACCCTTGACAACGTTGACGAGAACGATATCCCCGAAGAAGTGAAAATGTGCTGCTGTGAGCTTGCGGAGAATATCTTCAAGGCAGAGCAGGAGGGCGGCACTCAGGGGGTATCTTCCGAAAGCGTTGGGGGCTGGTCAAAGTCATATGAAAGCTCAGATATCCGCAGACAGAACGCTGACAGAGCCGTTCACGATATCGTGTACAAATGGCTCAGCGGAACAGGGCTGCTTTACAGAGGGGTGAGGTAAATGCTTGCAAACAGTGATTGCACGGTGTATCTTTTCGACAAGCAGACAGGGGGATTTGTGCGGAAATATGCAGAAAAAGTTTATTGGTGCGAAAACAGGTCGGGAAGTATCGTGAAAAGCGGTATGCAGACCTCAGACAGCACAAGGGTGTATTTCTATGATGATAATGCACCGAAAACCCCTGCAAAGGATATGCTTGTGAGAGGAAAATGTGAGTTTGAGTTCGATAATCAAACGCCGCAGAGCATATCTGAGAGCATGAAAATGTTCCGTGCGGAGTATGACTTTGTTACGGTAATGAGCATTGATGATTATATGTTCGGTGGTCTGCCACATATGGAGGTGAGCGTGAAATGAAGATAGGTCAGCCTATGGACAGCAGAGCTATCACTTGGGATAAGTCCTTTGCAGGCAAGTATTCAGATCGCTTTGATAAGGCTCAAAAGTTCATTGACGCCGAGTGCATAAGGCATATGGTGAAGTATACACCTACCCTCAGCACTAATCTGAGAAAGTCTGCCACGAGAGGCACAAAAATAGGCAGCGGCAAGATACAGTATCTTGCACCTTACGCACGCTATCAGTATTACGGCAAGCTTATGGTATCCTCTGTTACAGGCTCGTCTTACGCCCGACATGGAGAAAAGAAAGTGCTGACGGATAAAGACCTTGTTTACAGCACTTTTAAAGAGCCAATTACCGGCAAGCTTTGGTTTGAGCGAATGAAAGCCGACAAGAAACAGCAGATACTCAGAGGAGCGGCGGCGATAATGGGAGGCAAAGCGAAATGAACATAATCGAGCTTGTGAAAGATATCTTGCAGCAGTTTCCGAAAATATCGGAGGTCTGCAACGATATCCATATCGACTTTACCGACGATACGCCAACCAATTATGGCTTGTCCTCAACAGGCGACAGCTTTATAAGTTCTGATATTCTGGGCGGTCAGACAAGACAGCATAACTTCATTCTCTATGCTGTGTATCAGTCTATGAACGACTTTGACAGAATGTCAAACAGCGGTGTGCTGCTTGAATTGCAGATGTGGCTTGAAAGCTATGCAGACAAGCACCGAGATACCACGTTCACTACCATAACAGATGACGAGGAAAGGACAGGCGTTCTTGAAAAGCTCACCTGTGCAAATGGAATGATATACGCAATACCAAATGAAAATACGAACGATACTGTGCAGTATCAATTGCAGATAGCGGCACAGTATCAGATATAAAAGGAGGAAAACATATGCCTGATTATTCATACAAGAGTGGAAAGCTCAACAGAAGTCATCTTCTGCATTATCTTGACACTACATTCGCAGCGGTCGCTTCATCACCAAGCTGGTATCTTCTCGGCAAGGACGTTGAGGACGCAAGTGTGGCACTCAATCCTGACACTTCCACAAAGAAGAATATCCTTGATGAAACCACAGTTGAGGACAACGGCTATGAGCCTGAGTTCGACCTTGACACATTCTATGCAAAGCCCGGTGACGCACTTTACGAAAAGCTCAAGGATATCATGATGAATCGTCTTACCGGTGACGCCTGCAAGACAAGCGTGCTTGAAGTTATCGTTGACAAGACCACAGGTGCGTATGACGCTTGGACGGAAGATATCATCGTCAAGCCGCAGTCATATGGCGGACCACAGGGGGGCGTAAATATCCCGTTCAACTGCACTTTTGCAGGAAACAGAGTGAAAGGCTCTGTCACCTTTGCGGCAGGCGTGCCAACGTTTGCAAAGGCTACGGAAGAATAAACTATATGACAAACATATGAAAGCACTTCGTTCAGAGCGGAGTGCTTTTTGTTTGCCATAATACAGAAAGGATGATAAAAATGTCAATGCAGTCAATAGATTTTAACAGCGGCAATTACAAAGAGTACGCTATAAACGGTGACGAGAACAGAGTGATAAGGATAAACGTGTCAGACGTTGGTATCATCACTAGGATACAGGACGCTATGAGTAAGGTTGACAATATCGCAGAAGAAGTGTCAGAACGTGAGAAGAATGAGGACAGAACTCAGCTTCTCAAAGAGTATGACCAGCGTGCAAGAGATATGGTCAATGACATATTCGGAAGCGATGTGTGTACGGCTGCGCTTGGTAGCGTGAACGTGTTCTCTGTGGCTTCAAACGGCAAGCCTGTGCTTGTGAACTTCCTTGAAGCGCTTCTTATTGTGGTGGTGCAGGAGATAAAGTCAGCACAGACGGCGGCTCAGATAAAGCTCGAAGAAAAGGTGGAGAAGTACATAGCACCTGTTATCGCTCATCAACATATTGCTCAGCCTGCGGTCAACGTGGCGGAGCTTTCTGACGAGGACAAAAAGGCTCTGCTCAGGGAGCTGCTGAAATGATAGGCAGTTTGCCAACAGCCCTTGAAATAGACGGCAGAGAGTATGCCATACGCTCAGATTTTCGGGCCATACTGCGGATCTATTCAGCCTTTGCAGACCCCGAACTTGACGAGCGTGAAAAGTGCTATGTGTGTCTTAAATGCCTTTATGCTGAGGATATCCCACGAGAGCATTTGCAGGAGGCTGTCAACAAGGCTTATTGGTTTGTGGGCGGTGGAGATGTTCCGCAGGAGAGCGTTCAGCCTGCAAAAACTATCGACTGGGAGCAGGACGAGAGTATTATTTTTCCTGCGGTGAACAAGGCGGCAGGCTTTGAAACGAGGACGGTAAAATATCTTCATTGGTGGACTTTTCTTGGCTATTTCAATGAGATAGGCGAGGGGCTTTTTTCGTCTGTTATAGGCATACGGCAAAAGCTTAACAAGGGCAAAAAGCTTGAAAAATACGAGCAGGAGTTTTACAGAAACCACCGCAATATGATAGACCTTAAACGAAAGCTCTCATCAGAAGAGCAGAGGGCTGAAAACGAGGACAAAGAGTTTCTGAAACAACTGACGGGAGGTGAATGACAATGGCTGACGGGTGTTTGAATTTTGACACCAACATAAACAGCGAGGGCTTTGAAAAGGGCTTGAAAAGCCTTTCCGATATGGTGGGGGATATCAAGCCAAAGCTTAAAAGCCTTGCAATGGCTGTGACGGCAGCATTCTCCGTCAAGAAGCTTGTGGACTTCGGCAGGCAGTCCATAGAAACAGCCTCAGACCTTGCGGAAGTTCAGAACGTTGTTGACACGGCTTTCGGAGAGTCCAAGCAGAAAATGGAGGACTTCGCTGACACGGCTGTTAAGACCTACGGCATTTCAAAGCTTACCGCAAAGCAGACGGGCTCAAACTTCATGGCGATGGCGGCAGGAATGGGGCTTGCCAATGACAGTGCAAGCGATATGGCGATGGCTCTTACAGGGCTGTCGGCGGATATGGCTTCATTTTATAATGTCGGTCAGGACGTGGCAAGCACGGCTCTGAAATCAATTTTTACAGGCGAAACTGAGACCCTCAAACAGTTCGGTATCGTTATGACGGACGCCAACTTGCAGGCGTATGCGCTTTCAAAGGGTATAACGAAGTCAACTGCCGATATGTCGCAGGCTGAAAAAGTCCAGCTGAGATACAATTACGTTATGTCGCAGACGGCTCTTGCTCAGGGGGACTTTGCAAAGACTTCTGACAGCTGGGCGAACCAGACAAGAATACTTTCTGAACAATGGAAAGAGTTCGGAGCAACTATCGGCACTGTGCTGATGAACGTTCTTCTGCCTGCTGTCAAGGCGATAAACAGTCTGCTTTCACAGCTCATAGCTTTGGCACAGGGGGCAGCGAGGTCACTTTCAGAGGCGTTCGGTTTTGAACTAAGCAACAGTGCAGACGAGGCTCAAAGCATAGTGAAAAGCACCTCTCAGGCGGCGGATAATTACAGCGATATAGCCGACAATGCACAACAGACTCAGGAGGCACAGGAAGGCTCTCTTGCAAGCTTTGACCAGATGAACAAGCTGAATGATGAGAGCAAGTCAGACAGCACTGGGGCCAGCGGAGCTGGGGATATAATGCAGCCTTCCGGGACTAGCGTTGAGGTGGATACGGGAAAGGCAGATAAAAAGCTGTCTGACTTTTTCAAATCAGCAAGAACTCAGTTTGAAAAGCTTGCAGACTATCTTGATAAGAATTTTAAGCCTATTTTCGCTGATATATGGAGCGGACTTGAAAGAGAGAGCATTGAACTTGCTCAGATACTCGGCGGAGTTTTCAGCGATATAAAGTCGCTTTCCGAACCGCTCAAAGCTTATTTTATAAACGATTTTACTCCGCTTATGCAGACCGCTTTCAGCACGCTTGGCAAGATAGGCATAGGACTTTTTGACAGCTTCAATAAGGTGTTTTCTGATATCTGGAATGTGGCAGTGTTCCCTATACTGCAAAACTTTCTCACTGTAGGATTACCCCTAATGGCGGATTTTGGCACGCAGACATGGAACACGCTAGGCGTACTGTTTGACAACATAAAAGAGATCTTCGATACCTTGTGGAACGGCGTTGCACAGCCTGTGTTGAACGCCTTGAAAACACTGTGGTGCGATACTTGGCAGAGCATTTCAGACTTTTGGAACGAGTGGGGACAGCCTATATTTGACGGCATAAACGAGGGTATAACCACCACAAAGAACGTATTCCTTACCCTGTGGGAAACAGTCTTGAAACCTGTGTTTGACAAGCTCATGGACGTGGCTGACAGCGTTTGGACGGAGCACTTGAAACCTCTGCTTGATGAGTTTCTCGACTTTGTTGGAACACTTATCACGAGCGTTCTGAGCATTTACAACAAAGCCATAGCACCTGTTGTGAATTGGCTTGTGAGCATACTCGGACCGATAGTCAGCAGTGTGCTTGGTAAGATAATAAAGATAGTGGGCAATGTCATAAGCAATATAATTGACGCCGTGAAGAACATCATTTCAGCACTTAAAGGCGTTGTGCTGTTCATAGTGGGAGTGTTCACCGGTGATTGGAAAAAAGCTTGGCAGGGTGTAAAGAAGATTTTCAAAGGCGTATGGGACGCACTTGTTGACATAGCAAAAACACCTATTAATTTGATAATCGGGCTTATAAATGGTCTGACAGGTGCAGTTGAGGACGCTTTGAATTGGATAATCGACGGCATAAACGAGCTGAGCTTCACGACTCCTGATTGGCTTCCCGGTGATCTTGGCGGTCAGACATTTGGCTTTGACCTAAGCCAAATTGATATCCCCGAAATACCCAAACTTGCTCAAGGTGCAGTGATACCGCCGAACTCTGAATTCCTTGCAGTTCTGGGCGATCAGAAGCGTGGCACGAATATCGAAGCACCGCTGGATACTATCACACAGGCTGTTTTGCAGGCTCTTGTGTCTTACGGTGGAGCAGGCGGAAATCAGAAGATAAGCGTTACCATACCGCTGACTCTCAACGGCAGGACTATCACACAGATAGTTATTGATGATATCAACGACTATATCAAGCGCAACGGCAGGTCGCCAATAAGGGCATAGGAGGTGCAGAAAATGAAAAGCAGAGGACTTATATTCGGCAGCGAAAGGGTCGCCACACCTGCGGAAGTCAGTTTTACAAACAACAAGATATGGTCGAACAATGCAGGGCGGACGGCTAACTGCAAAATGGTGGGCGATATAAGAGCCATAAAGAAAACTGTCACGCTGAAATGGTATCATCTCACAGGCGAGGAGACGGCAAAACTCAATGAGTATATCTCCAACGTTAACAGTCCGTTTTTCAGTATCACGCTCCTTGATGAGACATTTCAGGAAAGCACTTTTGACGTTTATGCAGGCGACCCAACTTATGAGGTTTTCGGCTGGGACGAGAACAAGCAGTTCTGCAAAGGCGTTGCGGTTGACCTTATCATGCAGTAGGAGGCGGATATATGTATACAACAAGTACAACCGTCTCCTCACGCATCGAAAGCTACTGCCGCACATGGCGTATGTGGCTTGAAAACGACGAGAGCGTAATAATGGGGGACAACATAATGTCCGCTACCAGTGACGTGCAGTCAACGAGCCTCAGTGACGACATAGAGCTTGGTGCAGTGTGCTCGCAGTCGTGGGCATTACAGATAAACGATGCTGAAACACGTTTCCTCGGCAGCGAGTATGACCTTTCCTTGTACCTTGCGGACCTCACAGGCGTGACCACCTACTCCACCCTAGAAGCCTACACCTACGCTGAGCTTTCAAAGCTTACAGTGGAGCAGATAAGCAAGCTTGGAGAGGTGCTTGACGGAGAGAGAATACCTCTGGGGCGGTTCACCTGCGTGAAATCGAAAAAGTCGGGCGGAAATACTGAGGTCACTTTTGCGGATAGGCTTTACTTCTCCGACAAGACCTATGTGCCAAAGGTCAAGCTACCTGCGTGGTCAAAGGCTGTTGAAGACGATATCTGCAAGCAGTTGGGGCTTCAAAACGGCAACGACTACACCATCCCTGCAAAGCTCCGTGTAAAGGGCGGTGCAAGGCTTTACGGCAAGGGTCATATCAGATTAAAGACCGCAAACTTCGACTTCAAAATATCGAGCATACCAAAAGACACCACAATGCGGCAAATGCTCAGTTACATCGCCTCGGCACAAGGCGAGTTCGGCTTTGTTGACCGATACGGCAGATACGTCCGCAAGTGGTACGGCTCGAGCGTGAAGATACTGGACAACAACACTATCGACCTGCCAACGCTGGGGGAACGTCCGAATGTTTTGGCAGGCATTGTCTGCAAGGTCAGCGACAGCGAAACTCTGCGGCTGGGCAACACCACAGGCTCGGCAGGGCGTGTGCTGGAGTTTGAAAATCCGTATATGACAATGTCGCTGCTGCGGTCATTGTGGCATAGGATAGGCGGCTTTTCCTGGTATACAACAGAGCTTTTTCACCGCCTTGGCGACCCACGATTTGACGTCGGTGACGTGATAACATACGTCAGCGAAAGCGGTGAAAGCTACGATATACCAATAACCAATTTAGGATTTAACTTTGACGGCGGACTTTCAGCAGACATTTCTGCGGTGGGTCTGTCGGTGGAAGAACAGCTTTAAGGGGGCGAGATAATGGACGAAAATGAGATAACAACTGTGGCTGATACGCAGGCGGAGAATACTGCCGATACAGCGGACACAGGTCAGACAACGCCCACCACCGAGGAGCTTATCCAGCAGCTTACGGCGAGAGTGGCGGCACTTGAAGAAATAGTCGGCGAGGAGGAGTATGAGCTGCGGTACTCGGGCGAACAGACGGACGAGCTTTTAGACGGCGGTACAGCGGTGTTTCGTGCAAAGACAGCGGCGCAGATAGTAAGTCTTGTGAACAGGCTCTACCCACTGTATATGCGGTGGGGGTCTTTCACGGTGAATATGAAGGTCAACGCTGACAACGGTTCCCAGTGGTCATACAATACACGCACAGGAATGATACCCTCGGGGGTCACTAACCCTGCGGTGTTTATGGTGTGCGACTGGGGCAAAAAGCACTTCAAGTCGCAGAGTTTTCAATACAAAGTCGCAAGCAACGGCAGGGACATCGACTGGGAGGCATACCTTGAACACACCTCAGACCAAGGCGGCACATACGCTTTCAAGGTGTACTATCTCATAGTCGGCAAAAATGCGGAAGGGGGAAGTATAGTTGGCTAGTTTCACGGAAAATCTCGGGCTTAAAAAGCCCGATAGGACGGACAGGTTCAGCATCGAGGACTTCAACGGCAATATGGATATTATCGACACTATACCCGATATGGTGAGCGGACAGAGCCTTGTGGGTGTGTCAGTGGGAGAAGCGTACGGAAATATAGGTATAACAGGCATAGCGGAGGCGGTCGAAGATGAAAATATATGAGGGCACAGACGGACTGAGAGGGCTGATAACAAAGCTTATCGAGGTGTGGGACTTTAAAAAGATAGTCTATGAGGGCGATGGTGCAACACTCAGCACGAATGATGTTGTATTCAATCTGTGGGTCACTGATGAAGTGTTTCTGTCTGGTCAGTTCAGCGACACAGAGGAACACGGCTGGCTTGACCTCGATGCACAAACAAATAATCTAGTATGTCCTTGTGTAGTTATTTACACGTATCCAGATAAAAGACGTTGGGTAATTTACAAACAAAATGACCTAATTGCTTTTGGTATCCAAAGCAATCAGAACGAAAGACCTCCGATATTTACCGTTATCGGTGAGGTAACGGACTATGAAACGCAGGAAAAGAGTTATGGTTTGGCAACAAGTTATGCAAATAACAAATCAAACCAGTACTCCGTGTTTACTGACGGAACAGCAATAAGGTCAATGCCTTACAGACCAATGTGCAGACGAAAGGCAATTACTTCTCTTGCACCTGTGACGTCGTCAACGCTGAACAAGGGTTTTACAAACCTTTATCATGTTCTTTCACACACATCGGGTCTAGAAGATGATCAAAATTATCCTGACTACACAGTTCCCACGCAGACAGTGCTGCTTAACGGCAAGAAATATCTGTTAAGCAGATTTGCATTTGAGATAAAGGAGTGAGCAAGATATGAAACAGAAATTTGCAAAGCTTATAGACGTCAAGTCTATCGTGACGATACTGCTGACGGCAGTGTTCTGCGTGTTGGCACTTCGCCGCACGATAACTGCAGAACAGTTCATCACGGTGTTTACTGTGGTGATATCGTTCTATTTCGGCACGCAGTCAGCCAAAAGAAAGTCAGGTGATGATGAATGACGGAGGCAATTATCGTCGCACTGATAACGGCTGCGTCTGCGGTAGCGTGTCAGCTTGTTATTGCGGCAAACAGCCGTAAGACTATGCAGCAGGCACAGTACGACAGCCAAAAGCTTATTGAGTACAAGATAGACAAGCTGTCTGAGCGTGTGGACAAGCACAACAGTGTTATTGCTCGCACCTATAAGCTGGAACAGGATTATGCGGTGGTCGCTGAACAGATAAAGGTCGCAAACCACCGCATCGAAGATTTAGAAAGGAAGTAATTTTATGGCAAAGACATTTAAGGGCATTGACGTTTCACAGTATCAGCAGAACATTGACTTCAAGAAGGTCAAGGCTTCGGGGGTCGATTTCGTTATCATTCGTGCTGGTTACGGCAAGTATGCACATCAGAAAGACCCATATTTTGGGAGCCACTACAAGGCAGCTAAGGCGGCAGGGCTAAAGGTCGGTGCTTACTGGTATAGCTATGCGGCAACTGTTGTGGAAGCAAAGGCAGAGGCTCAGACCTGTATCAACGCTATCAAGGGCAAGACGTTTGAGTATCCGATATACTTTGACCTCGAGGAGCGTTCACAGTTCGCAAAGGGTAGAGTATTTTGCAACAGCCTTGTCAAGACTTTCTGCAATGCACTTGAGCACGCAGGCTATTGGGCAGGACTGTATATCAGCCGTTCGCCTTTACAGCAGTACATATCTGCCTCTGTTGCTAAGAGATACGCTCTGTGGGTCGCTGAGTACGGCTCACGTTGCAACTTTAGCGGCACTTATGGTATGTGGCAGTACAGTTCTACTGGCAGAGTCAGCGGTATCAGCGGCAATGTTGATATGGACATCTGCTATGTGGACTATCCTGCGAAGATCAAGGCGGCAGGGCTGAACGGCTTCAAGAAGACCAACAGCTCGACCACAAAGCCGTCTGCAAGCCACGCCAAGAAGACAGTGACTTATACTGTGAAGCGTGGTGACACACTCTCGGGCATCGCACGGCGTTACAAGACCACTGTTGCGAAGCTTGCTAAGAATAATGGTATCAAGAACGCTAATCTCATTTATGTTGGGCAGAAAATTAAAATCAAGTAGGTAGTAAGACAGCCGTCTCGGACTTTTATGGGTCTGAGGCGGCTGTTCTTATCGTTATACTATTGACCATCGAACATTGCATTAATATTCATTGGTGGCATTACTATTGGTTCTATTCCTGGTTGTGAAGTTATCAATGTGAGTTCACTCCTCAAATAAGGGAATAAAATAGACACGGTATTTTTATTCATTATTGATTCTCTTAACAAATCATTACTGCATTCCAAACTGAAATTTCCACAAAGTTCAATAATTATATGAAAATCAGAATCGTTCATTGACGTAACTGTTAGTTTTAATTTAGTGCAAAAAACTGATTCATCAGATGTTTCAACTTCTTTTTTTAAGTTGAAATTCAACTCATCAATAGGGCACTCATTTGGATTTACATATTCAACTTGTGTAAATTTAATACTTAATGATTTTAAGATACTGTGCTGTTTCTGCGAAAGTTCCATATAATCCTCCTATAATCTATGAAGCCAATAATTCAGTTGAATCGTCTACTAAATAGTATTCGTCAAATAATTCCATAGCGGTTAGAAACAAAACATCATTCTTGATGCAACCGCTCTTATCAATTACACAACCACCTCGACCTTTGCATACTTCAGAGTAACCAATACCATTAAGTTCGGCAATAGATTTTATCATTTCTTTACTTATCATATATAACCCTCCATACTAAAATCTGCAGCAAGACGTAAGTTTTCAATTATACTCTTATCATACACACATATTTGAGTTTCTATGCCAGACATTAAAAGAAAATTAGTTTTGTGATTAGACGAAAATTGCATATCCATACAAAATGAACACATAATACCTGCAATTTGAAATTGATTTGCGAAAGAATCAAATGTAAAACATCTCTTTCTTTTGGTAACTTGAATACTAAAGTCTTTTGAATTTCTATTCAATCCTTTTGTAAAATCTAGACATATTCCATCGCTTTTTATCATTTTGTCCAAATCAAGGGCAAACTTTTTAAACTTTCTCAGATGTGCTGAATCTTCAAGATTGTATAACTTCTCTTTATTCATGTCAGCCACAACAACGTCATAATTTGTTTTATACTTTTTACTTTTACTTACTGCCCATCGTTTGGCTTCTTCATAGCAAGGATAAAAATATATTCCGTGACCAAGCCAATGATCATCACTATCTCTGCGCTTCGGATCCATAAATCCATTGTCAACTATGTCAAAAGCCCATTCTTTCAATGTACCATGAAATACATTTATATAATTAAATTTCAAAAAATCACCTTGCTTTTAAGCAGACTGTATAACTCTAAAACTAATTATATTATATCATGCTTGTCAAGTACTATCAATTGATATTAAATTACAAAAGTTACGAATTGGATACAAAATGTAGTGACACTATAATATGCAACTTTTTTAAAGTCCGCCCCACCAAGCTTCAAAAAGTTATACCCACTCTAAAACCACCTAAATATGCCGTTTCAGCACAGGTAGTACATCTCAATGCTTGACGTTTTGCGTACACGAATTATACACGATAAAGCTGAATTGTAAATATATGCTTGTGAAACACGGAGCAAGAAAAACGGCTTAAATGACGTAAATGCGTGGTTTACAAGCAATTTTATAAAGCAATAAAAAGTGGTGTGAAGTGGTATATTTAATCTCTCCATCTCCGCCAAACGAACAAAAACCACCGTATTTACGGTGGTTTTCTTTTGTATACACGATTTTTACACGATTGTGTTCAATATCTTCACTGCACGTTCTTCCTCTCGTGGGTAGAGGTGCGAGTAGGTGTTCCATGTCATTGATATGTTGGAATGTCCAAGACGTCTTGCTATCTCCTGAATGTTTATGCCCTCATTGGCGAGCAAAGAAGCGTGGCTGTGACGGAAGTCATGAATACGGATACGTTTGACACCTGCCAAGTCTGCAAACTTCTTATTTGTCTTTTCAAGGGACGTGTCACGGATAGGACGCTCACCGCCGCAGATGTACATATCATCACTGAACTTTGGTACTGCTTTCTTACAGCGTTCGTAATGTTCTGACAGCACTGCTCTTAACGGCTCTGGTATCTGTATCGTCCGTATGCTTGGCTTGTTCTTTGGCGGCGTGATACGATCACCGCCTTTGAGCTTCTGAGCAATGCTCTTGGTGATGGATATGTAGCCGTCTTTTATATCCGTCCATTGCAGAGCGTATATCTCGCCTTTTCGCATACCCATGTAAAATGCTATGTTGAAAAATACATAGTAGTTCCATTCGTACATTGAACCGCCGTCCTCTGCTTCCTGAGCGTAATTCTTAGCTGCCGATATGTATTTCTTGAACTCGTCAGGCGTGTAGAAAAGCATTTCTTTCTTGGCTTCAAGGGGCGCTTTGAAGTTGCCTGCGGTGATAACGGGGTTTTTCGGAATGTATTCCATTTTCACAGCATAGTTCATCATTGCACGAAATTCGCCATAAATGTTCTTTCGAGTGACGATAGCCAATCCCTGTTCTGACAGCTCCTGCTTCCATTTCTGCACCATTGGTACGTTCAGATTATCTATCTTCACGCTTTCAAAGGTGGGCAGGACGTTCTTTTTCAGTATTCTTAGGGATTTGTCCAATGATGTTTCACGGACCTCTGAACGCTTGGCGGTGATGTACTCCGTGAACAGCTGTCCGATAGTCATTTTTGGAGCTATCTCTTTAGCATTGAGCTTTTGTGTAAGCTGGAGTTCAAGCTGCTTAGCCGTCTCTGCACCGAACGCCACACGGTCTATCTGATGAGACTTTCCGAAACTGTCCGTATAATTGATACGCACACGATATTTTTGCAGACCATCTTTTCTGATGTTCTTTCCGTTCTTGTCTGTCATTTTGTAGATCGGCATAAATATTCCTCCTATTCTTGACACTTCCTCGAAAGTGTGCTACAATGAAAGGGCAGAATAAGCCCTTTTGTGGTGATTGGGTTTTGTTCGTTTTGAGCTGATATTGGTAGTATCCGCTCTGCTCGCCTCTGAGTGTTGGTAGCACTTGGGGGCGAGATTTTTTTCTGTCATGTCAGTATTTACAATACTAGCAGGGAATTTTATTTTAACACTCTGCCCTGAGCGTCAGTGAAGTTTCCCTGAAACAAATTTATCATATCAACTATTGCTCCAATAAAGAAACCTCCGAAAGTAAAGAAGTACAGCAAACCTGTGCCAGCTTTGCCTACATAAAATCTGTTCAAACCGCCCAAGCCTAAAAAGGTCAGCAGGCAAAGTATTTCAGCTGTGCTTTTGCTCTTAGGGCTTACCTGCTCAACAGGAGCTTGCGGTGCGACCTGCTGGACGTTTGTAACGTATGTGATGTGCTGAACGATATTGCTGTTATGCTCAACGTGGTTATCAATTTTCTGTGGCTGCGGAAGTTCGTGACCACAATATTCACATACTGCTACGCCTGGTGCGTTTTCGCCTTTACAATTTGGACAAGTCATATTTTTTCCTCCCTATAAATCGACATTTGTAAACAATTTATGAAATCATTTACATTGTCTTAAATTGGTGATATAATGTATTTGTAATCATGCGGGAGAAAATTCTGTGTGCTATCCCTGTCAGTATTTGCGGTGCTGACGGGGATTTTTTTATTATAAGGATTTTATAACTGTTTTTACGATGCCGAGTATTCTTATGCGGTCTCTTTCTGCACCGACAAACTCTCTTGGCTGATATTCGGGATTGAATGATACAAGGGTTATCTTGTCATCAGAATACTTGATTTTCTTCACGACGCCGTTTTCACCGTCGATAAGGGCAACAACTACCTGTCCGTCCTCAGCCCAGTCCTGCCTTAATACTTGTATCTTGTCGCCGTTCTCTATCTTCGGATACATACTGTCCCCCGAAACGACAATGCACATTGTATTCTTAGCTTCTTCCTCGTTGACGATATAAAGTGGCATATAGCCTACAACATAATCGTCAGCATAAGCACCAAACCCAGCCGACACGCTCTCATATATAGGTATTATATGTACGTTGTCTTGCGGGAGTATGGTTGCGTTGGAGTCTATAATATGAGAAGAATGTTTAGGGCTAGGATCATCAGTTTTTAATGCAAGATATTCAGGATTAACATTCAACTCAATAGCGATTGATTCAAGAACAGGTAATTTTATTCTGAGAATTTTTCCTGCCTCATATCTTTGGATAGTTGATTTATTCAATCCAAGACGGATACCAAGTTCTTCTTGTGTAAGTCCTTTTTCTTCTCTTGCAGCTTTTATTCTATTTCCAATTTCTACGGTATTCAAATCTTGCTCACCTGCTTTCGTTATAATGATTATATCACATTAAATTGCATAATGCAATAGCTTTTTTGAAAAAAATAAAAAAATGTTGCAAAATGCTATTGACAAGTGAAAAGTTATGTGCTATTATGATAATGCAGTAAGTTGCATAATGCAACAAGAAAGGAGGCTGGCATATGGTAAACACGAACAAGATCAAGGGTAGAATGAAGGAGCTTGAACTGACCCAAGCTGACGTTGCACATTGTTTAAACATAGCTCAACCTACAGCTAATCAGAAAATAAACAATGTTCGTCCGTTTGACTTGGACGAGGCTGAGAAACTGTCACACTTGCTCCACATTGATGCTGGAGAGTTCGGCAAATATTTTTTTACTCAGTGAGTTGCACAATGCAACAAGTGACTAAAGAGGGGTGATAAGAATGAACGAAAATCTTTCAACACTCAGTTTAGACGTTGAAAAAGGAGAATTAAAAGTCAACGGAAAAGATATGTTAGATGTATCGTACTTTAAGCTTGAATTTAATGGTGCTTGGTCATTGACTATATCTGAGGACTTTTACGTCAATGGCAAAAAAAGATCACCTGAAAATTCAGGTGATAAGATCAAGGGACAAATTTTGAAATAAGGTCAAGTACATCGGAAAGACCGTTTTTAAATCGGTTTTCCATATACACAATGGTCTGATCGAGAATATCAAAATCTCCGCCAATGTAAACTTTGATGTATCCATTTCTTGCGAGTTCCAATATGCAATCTGAAATGTCGCTGTCATACCATTTTGATAAGTCTTTATCGCTTTTATAAAAGTCAATTTCAAAACGACGTGATTCAGCCTTTGATTCACCATTTTTACGGCGTTCAAGGTACATTTTGTATATGTAACAAATGACCTTTTCAGAATCCTTTGTAATATTCATAAGTTTGCCTCCTTCCTTTGTAAGATATAGCCATTGTATCACAACTGAGGAGAAAATGCAACAAGTGATTAAAGAGGGGGTGAGGAGAATAAAAGTAATCTTTATGAATTGCATATTGTTTTTTACAGCAATATGTTGCATATTTCTTTATGCGAAAGTAAGCAAAAAATTCAGATTTTTTGAATTTATCATATTCGTTCAGCTATTGATCATCATTACTCTCTTTATAGAGATAATTTGCCTTTGCGGGTAATGGCAATTCTAATTCAGTACAAAGCTGGGAGTATTCTTCAAAAAGTTGATCCGTAAGTAATAAGAATGATTTTCCAAAATCAAAAGAAAGTGTGCGATCATAGTCGTACTTCTTCCAACCATAATAGGCAATTTGAAACGGCTTAACAAGTTCTTGAGAGCCATGCTCCATAAGGTCAACGTGCTTTTCAAAAAGCTTTAAAAATGTAGTTGCAGTTTCCGGAAGCATTTTAGTTACATCGCTTTCAGGGAAAACGTTTTGAACGTATAGTCTATAAAAGGGTATGTAGAAATCGCTAAGTTGTCTTGATTTAAAAAGTCGCTTATCCGATAACGAATTGAGTTTGTCATCATTCTTTTTATTGCTTAATTTGAGGGTCAATAATGAAGTTATTGTTGCTGTGATGATAGAGGTAATACTTGTAATGATAGCTGAGATTATGATTTCGTGCATTAAAGAAAATCCTTTCTTATGTTTTTCTACATTATACCACAAGAAGTTAGATTTTTCAAGGAGGTACAAAAAATGAAACTGTACAAGGTAACAACGACAGACCGGTATAATCGCAACTGGGTCTATACAGTATCTGCCGATAGCGAACGTGAGGCTTTATGGAAAGTAAAAGCGAACGCTATTAGTTCGGGCGAAACTGTCTCGATTATCGAGGAGGTGAGATAAATGAGGTCACCTGACATTGAAATGGCAGTGCGGCTGTACTATGAAAAGCCCGAAATAACCAATGCGGATATCAAGGAACTGTTCAGCACAGGTGAAACGCAGACTATCAAGATCAAGAAAGCTGTTAAGGAAGAAATGGAAAAGCGTGGTGTGAAGTCATGGCTGCCACACTCAGTCAATACCGAGATAGCCTACGAGGTGTGGGGCATTGATATCGACAACTTCGAGAAAAGGCTTAAAAAACTCCGCACGCTTTACGGAAAGGACGTGAGAAAATGATAGCCGTACTAGAGATAATCAGATGTGCCGCAGCGGTAGCGCTCTTGGTGGTGCTTACAATGTATGTAGCGTACAGGTGGTATGTAAGCGTAAAAGAAAATGCCTACGAGGAAGCAGAGGAGAGCATTAAGCGTGCGGTGAGAGAAGCAGGCAGACCCGTGGTCAAGGTCGAAGTTGAAATGAAAGGAAAGTGGTAAAATGGCGTTGATACTGCTGATAACAATAGCCGTGCTTGCAGGGATAGATGTAGTGATATACATAGTACTTGGTGCCATTGAAAAGCACTGGGAGAAAAAGTTTAAGGAGGATAAAGATGATACCGATGATGACAAAAGAGGAGTTTGAAAAGGCGGTAGAGATTTGCACTAGTGCAGATAGAAACTGTGGACAATGTCCGCTTAACAAAAAAATCTATAAATGCGGCGGATATTTTGCCCGCTACATGAAAACCGAGCCTGCACCTGCGGCAACAGGCACAAGCTCGGAGGTATCAAAAGATACCGGTTCAATATTACACCTTGATGATAGCACAAAAGCAGCGATTTGTCAAGCATACAAAACTGCTGATGAAGCTTGCTCAAATATACTTACTGTTTATGAGGGAATGTCAGAATGTGAGCAGAGAGCCTTTGATATCGGAGAGGCATACGGAAAAATATTCGACACAAGATGTAAGCTTGAAGAACTGAGAGGCGGTGACGGCAAATGAAAGGCTTGCCAACACGCTGCGTAGATCCTGTAATGAAGTGTTGTCAGGATTGTGCTTGGGGATATTGTGAATATGGCGATGACTAGGAGGTATAACACATGGCAAGATACATCGATGCAGACAATCTGATTAACGAACTATCGGCGGCGTGTATGCCGATATACGAAAAGGGCATAACAGGCATTCTGGGTGATAACAGCAGTATTGCCGATATAATCAACGAACAGCCTACCACAGACGTGCAGGAGGTGAAGCGTGGGTATTGGAAATTTAACCAGCACAGCAAAGTGGTTGCTAGTTTTAGATGTTCTGAATGTCAAACCCCGTTTTATAATTTTGGTAATTCAAAAATTCTGAGCCCGACACCATACTGCCCTAACTGCGGAGCAAGAATGGAGGGTGACGGCAATGAACATTAACGCAAAGAAAGCTCAGGACAAGCTGTCGCAGGAACTGTCTGCCGCTAAGCTTGGCAAGTATGCGCAGGCGGTTGCAAAGCCTACTCTTGAGGCTCTCAAAACTTTCTGTGAGCAGAACGAGGAGTTCGCTCAGGCGGTCCTGCAGACGGACAGGACTTTCGCTGAGTGTGCGGAAAACGCTGTTAAGGGTGTAAGGGAAAGTATTTCGGATATCGAGGTCTACCGCAGAGCTGTAAGCTTTTACTTCAAGGGTGCGGACGTTCATTTCAATATGACTATCGACCTGGGCGACGGCTCGGACAGCAATGAAACGGCAAAACCGCCTGTCAGCTTGTCACTTGACAGCTTGCTTGACTTCTGAGGCAGCAGTATGAAAAAGACAAGAAAAGAGGCTCTTATCTACTGCTTTCCTGCGGTGGATAAAGAGCTTATGGATAAGATGAAAGGCAGAGGTGCTAAGAATTATGTGGTGTTCCTCACAAGGGGTGCTGAACTTTTCGCACGTTGCTTTCACCGATACTCAACGGGTGACCTTGTGGAAAGGCAGCGGTATGTGTTTGCCCGTGACGGATCTGTGAGATACGGCAGTGATAACGGCATTAACTGGTCTGTGCGTAATGACTTCCGCGAACCTGTCTTTTGCAAGTGCTGTATGGGATATAACTATGATAATTCCTATTCGGTACTGAACATCAAAGCCATAGACAAGTCGGATATGCGTTACAGTCAGTATCAGCATTATCACGGCAATATGCTTATATGCTATCTTCACGCATACTGCAAGCACCCTAATCTTGAGTATCTTATGAAACAAGGCTATGACGTAACAAGCGTGAGATACACAGGTTGGTGGGGATATCAGGAAAAGTTCCTGCTCTCTCAGCGTGTGAACTGGAAAAGTAATGACCTGCTGAAAATGCTCGGACTAAACAAGACGGAGTTCAAGACACTCAAAGGCAGCGAACATCTGTGGGAGCAGTATCTTGACTATCGTGAGGAATATCCAAAACTCAGACCGGAAGATTTACTGAATATAGCAAAGGTCTTTAAGAACGAACACGGCACTCTTGAACGTCTTGTGAGGATAACAGGTCTTACACCGCAAAGGGTGGCACGATACATACACGAGCAGGAAATGACACCTCTTGATTACAGCGATTATCTGGAGCAGTGCGAAACGCTGGAGTATAACATTCACGATACAATGATAGCATTGCCACACGATTTCTGGACAATGCACAACAGGCTTACTCAGATCATCAACTATGAGCATGACGAGCTTGCTTTGCAGAACTTCACGAAAAGGCTTGCAGAGCGTGTCTGCCTTGAATTTTCGGCAGACGGCTTGCTTGTCAGACAGCCACACAGTTTGAAAGAGATAGAGGACGAGGGCAGGATACTTTCCCATTGTGTGGGCGGATATGCAGAACGCCATGCTATGGGAAAACTCAGCATTATGTTTCTACGGAAAACCTCTGAGCCTGACAAGCCTTACTATACTGTTGAGGTGAGCCAATACGGCGGTATCGTGCAGTGCAGAGGGTATAGGAACAACGTGGTACAAAACGGCGGCGAGGACAAACCGCAGGAGATAAAGGACTTTGAACAGAAGTATCAGCGGTATCTTGACATGGTATTCGCTGAGAAACGAAAGGAGTGTAAAACAGCATGAACGAACTATCGTCAGAATATATCAAGGCGGCTGAGCTTGACCGCAGGATAAAGACCTCAGCTCAGCTTGCACAGCAGAGCCTTTACGATATGTGTATGGGCTTTAAGGAAATGAGGGACAGCAGGCTTTACAAGGAGCTTGGGTACTCAGATTTTGGAGAGTATTGCGAGCAGGAAACACAGATAAACAGGCAGAGTGTCTACAAATACATAAAAGTAGCGGAAAATCTGCCGTCTGAATTTGTCTCCTCGGGGAGACAAATTGGAATAAAAAAACTCTATCTTCTATCTTCACTTTCCGAAAGTGAGCGAACAGAGCTGACAGAAAATAATGACCTTGAGAACACTTCTGCGAGAGAGCTTGAAAGGCAGATAAAAGAGCTGAAAGTCAAAGCTGCCAATGCTGATGTGCTCAGTCACAGGCTTGAGGATATGAACAACATCTGCGATACGATCTCGAAACAGAGAGATAAGGCAGATAGGCGCATACGTCAGCTTGAAGCCGAGATAAAGGAGCTTGAGAACCGTCCTATCGAGGTGGCTGTGGAAACGGACAGCAAAGAGGTGGCAAACCTTAAAGACGCTATGCGGCGTGTTGACCTTGACTGGTCGGAAAAATATTCAAAGCTTGAAGAAGACAGCCTGAAAGACCGCAGAGAGCTTTTGCAGAAAGCTGAGCAGGCTGAAAAGGATAAGCAGGACAAGCTTTCACAGCTTCGTGAAGAGCTTGACAGAACTAAGGCTGAGTATGAGAAAAAGCTTGCGGGAAAGGTGGATACCGCCCCCGTGCAGGACGATAAAGCCATATTCAAGGCTTATCTTTCCACCGCTGTTGACAGCGTAACAAGGCTCGTGGGCTTTGTGAACGAGCATAATGATAGCGACAATTACGGACTTTTCACACAGAAAGCAAGACAGCTTGCGGATATAATCAATTCAAAATTGGAGGTATAAAAATGAAACTTTATGAGCTTACAAACGATTTTCAGAGGCTTTTTGACAGCCTTGAGGATATGACGGAAAATGCCGAGCTTACGGCAGAGGAAAAGGCTGAGGCTGAAAAGGTGTGGTTTGATACCCTTGAATGCGTTGAGGCTGAGTTTACAGACAAGGCAGAGAACGTTGCGGCTTATGTTAAGGTGCTGAACAGCGAGGCGAAAATGCTTGAAGCAGAGGAGAAAGCCCTCAAAGCAAGACGTGAGCAGAAGGTCAAGCAGGCAGAGAGCCTTAAAGCTTATCTTATGAACAGTATGCAGAGGGTCAACCTTAACAAAATAGAGGGCGTTATGGCTAAGATAAGCATTACAAAGGGCAGGGAAAGCACCGAGATAACAGACCCGAAAGCCTTTGTGGAGTGGGCAAAGGTCAATGATGACAGCCTGCTGAAATACAAAGATCCTGACATAAGCAAGACGGCTGTCAAGGCGGCTATTGAGGCAGGCAGAGAGATCCCCTATGCGGCTGTTGTCCGCAGACCTGGACTGACCATAAGATAAGGAGGAAAAGAGAATGGGACTTGCGATACTTGTATTAGGCTTTTCAGGAAGCGGCAAATCTGCTTCCCTGAGAAATTTCAAAGAGGACGAGCTTGCACTTGTGAATGTGAACGGAAAACAGCTTCCGTTCCGCACACAGTTTAAGTCAACGATACATACCGACAATTACAGTGAGATAGAACGCTTTATGAAAGCTCAGACGGCAAAGTCCATAGCCGTTGACGACAGTCAGTATCTTATGGTGAACGAGTTTATGCGCCGTGCAAAGGAAACGGGCTATCAGAAGTTCACCGACATTGCAAAGAATTTTTGGGAGCTTGTGAGAAGCGTTGAAATGCTTCCCGAAGATGTTATCGTGTATTTTCTCAATCACCTTGATACAGGCGAGGACGGCAGGCAGAAAGCTAAAACTATCGGCAAGCTGCTTGATGAGAAGATAACTGTCGAGGGTATGTTCACAACTGTGCTTAAAACTGTTGTGGTTGACGGCAAGTATCTTTTCGCCACTCAGACGGACGGCACTGACACCTGCAAAAGTCCTATCGGGCTGTTCGACAGTATGTACATAAGCAACGATCTGAAACTTGTTGATGAAGCGCTGAGAACATACTATCACCTTGCAGACGAGCATATCTGCTCCGAGTGCGGAAAGACGATAATGTCAGACGGCAAGCGTACAGTTCAGCAGATAATAGACGGCTCGATGAAGAATTACGGCAAACAGCTTTGTATGAAATGCGTTCTGAAAAGGGTAAAGGCGGCGAAGTCCAATGAAACTGCGAACGTATCAGAATGAGCTGGTGGAGCAGGTAAGGCAGGCTTGGCGTGCAGGGTATAAAGCACCCTGCATAGTCCTGCCCTGCGGTGGAGGAAAGTCCTGCATAGTTGCTGAAATGGCTAGGCGGACGACCTTTAACGGCAAGAGAGTGCTTTTTCTCGTCCACAGACGTGAGCTTGTGGAGCAGATAAAAAAGACGTTTATCCGCTGGGGCGTTGATATGAAACTCTGCGAGGTGGGTATGGTGCAGACTATTACAAGACGGCTTAAAAAGCTTGCCAGACCTGCACTTATCATAACTGACGAAAATCATCACAGCCTTGCTCAGTCATACAAACGCATATACGAATACTTTTCAGACGTACCGAGAGTGGGCGTTACAGCGACTCCTGTCCGCCTTAACGGCGACGGGCTTGGTGACGTGAACGACAAGCTTATCATTGGCGTATCCGCAAAATGGCTTATTGATAACAACTGTCTTGCACCTTATGATTACTACGCCCCTGACGTTGCCGACCTTACAGGGCTTCACGTTTCTCACGGAGAATATATGGCGGCGGAGATAGAGAAAGCTATGGTGAAAAATACTGTTTTCGGCGATGTCATAAAGTATTACAAACAGTTAGCAAATGGCAAAAAAGCGGTCTGCTACTGTGCTTCCGTCAGACATTCTCAGCGGACGGCAGATGTGTTTAATGAAAACGGCATAAAGGCGGCTCATATCGACGGCTCGACCCCAAAGGCAGAGCGTGACAGGATTATCTCAGCTTTCCGCAGGGGAGATATAACTGTGCTGTGCAACGTTGACCTTATCTCAGAGGGCTTTGACGTTCCTGACTGCGAGTGTGCCATACTCCTGCGACCCACCAAGAGCCTTACTCTTTACATTCAGCAGGCTATGAGATGTATGCGGTATCGTCCTGATAAAAGAGCCGTCATAATCGACCACGTTGGCAACTATGCAAGGTTTGGTATGCCTGACGATGACAGGGAGTGGAGCTTGGAGAAAAAGCCTAAAGCTCAGCATAAAAAGCAGGAGCAGAACGACAAGGTGAAACAATGCCCTGAATGTTTCTATACCTTCTCTGCTCCTCCTGCGGGGGTGAAAGTATGCTGTCCTCATTGCGGATATGAGTTTCCCACAGCCGAGAGAAAGCTTGAAACAGACAGCAGCGTGGGGCTTGTAAAGGTGGAGGGATTCAAGCTTGACTTTTCAAGTCCTGCCGATTGTCATACCTATCCCGAACTTTTGCAGTATGCGAAAAGTCACGGCTACAAATCAGGCTGGGCGTATTATCAGGCAAGGCAAAGGGGGCTTATAGGTTGACGGAAGAACACAGGATACAAAACGAGATACGCTGTGCGGTATCGCCCTACTGCACGGTCTTTCGTGTGAACGTGGGCGAGGGCAGGACAGCTGACGGCAGATATTTCACCACAGGTGTGCCGAAAGGTTTTTCAGATCTGTTCGGCGTAAGGCATAAGGACGGCAGAGCTGTCTTTATCGAAGTCAAAACAAAGTCGGGACGAATTCGTCCCGAGCAGAAGAATTTTATAACAAAAATGCGTGAGTGCGGAGCATTGGCAGGCATATGCCGCTCGGCAGAGGACGCAGTAAATTTACTAACGGAGGAATAAAAAAATGGGATTTAAGTCAAATCAATCAGAGGCATTTCAGAACGGATTAAAGCCTGAGGGCGATTACGAGTGCATCATAACCGCTATCGAGGAACACACAACAAAGAAAGGCTCGGTGGGTCTTAACTTCACTCTCGTCATCAGAAATGACGTGCAGGGACAGAAATACGGCAACTCCTGCCTGTTTCACACCATATGGAAAAAGCATGAACCTAACGAGAACGATATGCAGGTGGAGGGCTACAACTTTGCTCAGCTTATGGCAATGGGCAAGGCGGCCAAGCTTCCTGACGGCAAGGAGTATGACAGCCTTAAAGCATACTGCACCGACCTGCTGAACAAGTGCATAAGGGTAGATCTCACACACGAGGAATGGAACGGCAAGGAGCAGGAACGCATTAATTTTGTCAACCCTACAAAGTATCCTGAGTGCAAGCATAAGTTCAAATCATCTGCACCAACAGCGGACAGCTTTGCGACTAAGCAGACGGGCTTTGCAACGCCTAAGACAAATACGCAGGCTGACAGCGCCATAGGCTCCCTTGAAGATTTTGAGGACGTGCTTACAGATGACGGCGTGCCGTTCTGATTTCTGAGAAAATCGAAAAGTCATAGTGCTTTTGCATAAAAACGCAGATGATATTTTGTGCAAACAAATGATTTATATTTTAATTTGGCAACATTTCTGCAATTGTTGCATTTTTTTATGCAACAAAACGCCCTTTTTTCTGGATAAGTAGAGGGGGATAATTTCCTCTGCTTCACAGAGAAAGGACGATAAAAATGGCAAAGAATTTTCACACAGACAACAAAGCGTTCATGCTTTACAAAGACTGGGAGGACATTTTTCAGGCGCTTGACAGCAGCGAAGAGATAGGCGAGCTTGTCATGGCGCTGTTTGCTTATGCAAAGAGGGGAGAAACACCAAAGCTGTCAGGCGGAACAAAGATAGCGTTTCTTATGATGAGGGCCGCTATCGAGCGTGACGGCATTGCATGGGAAGAGATGTGTGCTCAAAGGAGCGAGTGCGGTAAAAAGGGCGGCAGACCTAAAAAGTCTGATGAGTCAGGGAATACTGATGAAAAAGCTGAGCAGACAGCTGCATCAGCAGATAATGCAGAAGAAAAACCTCAGGGTATAAATGATACCGCAGAAAAACCAAAAGCTTTTTCACAAACCAAAAGGTTTTCAGAAAAAGCAAAAAAAGCTGATAAAGATATAGATATAGATAAAGACAAAGATACAGATATAGATATAGACAAAGATACAGATAAAGATAAAGATAAAGATAAAGCTATAGATAAAGAGAAAAAGAAAGACGCAGGGACAGCGAAGTCTGTCGTCAGGTCTTTCGGCACATACAAAAATACAATGCTCACATCAGAGCAGTATAACGAGCTTGAAAGCAGCACTGCACAGACCCATACCGCATAATCTCAGGCTGGCTTGACAATGATTCAAAGAGAAAGACTGCGGCAAAGCCCAAAGAAAGACAAGGCTGCGATCTGTCGTGGTATGATGACTTTGCCATGAATTTTGATCTGTCAAAGTTTTTTTAGGCAATATCAAAAAGAAATTTATCTCACCCCCTTGTAATTTGTTTTGAAATTTGATAT